ATGGAAACTGGACAAAGCACGCATCATGAAAAATGCCGCCCGCTAACGGTCACTAGCTTAGCAGGCCATCTTTCTGTTATAATAAAAAAATATCTTGGGGCTGATTCTGGATTCGACGGGATTCGCGAAACCCAAGGTGCATGCCGAGGGGCGGTTGGCCTCGTAAAAAGCCGCAAAAAAATAGTCGCAAACGACGAAAACTTCGCACCTGCTGCTTTAGCAGCTTAATCAGCCTAAGAAACTGAAGGTGTCCTCTCTCCCTAGCCTCCGCTCTTAGGACGGGGATCAAGAGAGGTCAAACCTAAAAGAGATCGCGTGGATGCCCTGCCTGGGGTTGAAGCGTTAAATCCAATCAGGCTAGTTTGTTAGTGGCGTGTCTGTCCGCAGCTGGCAAGCGAATGTAAAGACCAGACTAAGCATGTAGTACCGACGGTGTAGGAATTTCGGACGGGGGTTCAACTCCCCCCAGCTCCACCAATTAAATCAAGGGGTTACGTGAAAACGGAACCCCTTTTTTATTACCTGTGGCGACAAAATGGCGACAGGCTTTCATCATACGCGCGGTCTTCTCTGTAGTTTCCCCTATTGCTTGTCATATTATTTAGCTTCTTTGAATCAAATAGGACTTGGTTTATGGCTTTAACAAAATGCAAAGAATGTAAGAAAGAAGTATCAACCTCTGCAAAAGTCTGCCCGCACTGCGGCGTTAAAAATCCTAGTACCACAGCCGGTCAGGCAATCGGCGGTTTTGTGGTCCTGGTGTTACTGGTTTGGGGCGCTATAAAAATCTTTGGCGGAAGTGATGACAAGCCCACCGCAAAAGCCGATACCCCAAAGAATTGTGCAGCAAATGACGGTCAATGCTTGTTTGATAAAAACTGGATTGAAGCAGCATCACGCTGTCGTCCTCTGATAGAAAAGTCATCCAAGTATGATTTCGAGTGGACTGACGGCATGATGACCCCCATGTTTTCACATTTCCGCCTGAACGAAGCCAAAAAACAAATGACGTTCATCGGTGACAAAGTGAAATTTACCAACGGTTTCAATGCAAAAATCACGATGACATACAACTGCTCCTATGACCTTCAAAGTAAGAGCATCGTCGATTTTGGGATTACCGAAGGCAAACTTTAAGCACCTCGCCCCGCCCTGGCGGGGTTCACATCGTTTCAGTTCCTGCAAACAGCCTCACTACTCCAAACCCGCATCATTGCTGCAAACCGCCCCAACCGAGGTAACCCCTCATGGACATTCAGGGATCCATCCCAAACGACCAAATCCATAAAAAACCATTATATTTCTGATAGTTGAAATTTCATGGTGATTAAGCCGAGATCCAAAAAACTGAAAAATGCTGAAATTCCTTTCACTGTTTTCAGTGGGCGTTCTTCCGCAAAAGCCCGGCGGCGGCGCGGGTTGGCGTTAGGTTTTGTAGAAAAATAAAACTGAAAAATCTTTGCGATCCGAAAACCGCAGGCGGGTGCGGTGTAGTGCCGATTTTGTCATGTGAGCGTTCATTTTGTTGGTGCGCTGGCTGCGTCAGCGGGGTACAGGCAGCGGTGCAAGGGGTTGGCATGGCGGCGAGGCGGCCGGGAAAGGGCGTGGCATAGCGGCCCGCTAAGCGCGTCAGGTGAGCGTAAAAAAGCCCGCACGCGGCGGGCTGGGTAGGTGGGGATCGATCACCCGATTATCGGGCTGTACTTGTCTTTGAGTGTGCCGGTACGGCGGCCGGTCTGCTGTATCTCGCCCGCATTTAACGGGGTGCCGGTGTTAGGGTGCGTGTGACTGGCCGTCTGCGTCGCCAGTTCCTGAATCACGTCCAGCGTGTCCAACATCAGCGTCATGACGTTGACCTGCTGGCTACCGACCCACACCACTGGCGCCATCAGTTCCTGACGCGCACCGGCAATGCTGCGGCGCAGTTGCCCTATTTTCTCGGTCAGCGACTGTCCTATCTCTACCGTCGCTGACTGGCCCACACTGGCCGTATAACCGGCCTGCGTAGCCAGGCTATAATCCCCTTGGGCGATTTGCACGATGGCACCGGCCTGGAGCGTGTGGGTACCCAGCACCGTGGCGCTATCCGTCGCTTTAATCAGGGTTTCTCTGGTAACCAGCGTGCGCCGTTCTTCATCTGCGCTCACCTCCCGGTGCATTGACGATTCCCTGATGGCCTGATCCGTCTTCCGCTCCCAATCCCCGGCGACCGTCACACGCTGCGAAACCTCCGCCCGCTGTTGCTGTAACTGCTCCCCCGGCTTGATATCAGGCAATGACTGACCACTGGCCACGGTCTGACGTACAAACGGTTTATCCGGCCGGCCGCCGGTAAACCCGACCTCGACCAGCGTACCCGGCGGCGGAAACTGGAATAGCCCGGCCTCACTCCCGGCCATAGGTACCGGTAGCGGTACTGCCGGATACACCGGCGTATCTTTCGCCGGTTTACCGTCTGCATCCAGTAATTGCAGGTCAACCGCATAACGGGGCCGGAAAGGGTCGGCGATATTACCGCTGCTGACCGCTTCTGATGGCGCTTCCACGCGGGCAAACTTCGGCAGATGCAATCCGGCCGACAGTTCAGGATAAGCAGTATCGATCTGACGCTGGGCAGGGCTGCGCTGCGCCGCCTTGCCGGTGACAGTGCTCACCGGCACCCACTCTATCGTCATGCTTTCGTTGAGCAACTGCACGCGGGAAAGGCGCTGCTGGTTAACCACCGCGCCGGGCCTGACGGACTGTATCAGTGGCAACGTCATACTATTACCGGCGGCCTGCGCCTGGCTGAACTCCGCCGGAATGCTGACCGGCGCACCGGCCAGCAGGGAATCCGCCCAACTGCCGAGATATAACGCACCATCCGGTAACGGTTGCCAGACGTAATCATCAATCCCGAACGCGGCCCCGATATTGGCCAGTAACTGATGGCCGCTGCCGCTATGGGTAAAGTGCGGGATAGGTTTACTCACATACGCCGCGTCCGGCAATTGTACCGTTAACCCGCTGTGCTCACTCAGCCAGTCCGCCAGTTGCCGGAGCGTCGGATGCTGAAACGAACACGGCCACATCCGGTCAAATACGCCCGCCAGTTCGCGCACAAACAAGCGTTGATAGCCATTTTCGGCGGGTTGGCTCCGCTCGACGTAACCGGTAAACCAGCGCAACACCAGATCGGTATAGCCCACATCCAGCCTGACCAGTTTGCCGGTATAATCCTGCTCAGTCTCAACCGTGATAAATCCCCGGCCACAGGCGTTTAACTCCAGTACCACATTGGCGTCCACAACATGTACCGCATCGCCAGATAACATCAGTCGCGTAATCGGTCGCATGGCTTACCCCAGCGCGTCATTGACCGGTTTCAGCACTTTGCGCTCAAACCAGCTTAATTTTTCACCACCCTCACCGGCAGCACTCCCCTGCCCCGGTGCCTGCTTCTTCGTTTCTGTTTGATTGCCTGCGCGGGCGTCCCGCTTTTCCGATACGCTGATATGTTCGCGCAACGTAAACGTCACCAGCCAGGCTTGTTTGCCATCCTGTTTTGGGGCGTCAATCGACCCGGTGAAGGTGGCCAGCCGGAAGTTGATCGCCTGCGCGGTGAGGTTGGCCACGCGATAGCGTTTCAACTGGTCGCCTTCTTTGGCTTCCGCCAGGGCAAACAGCCGGGTTAACACTTTCGCCTCAGTAAACGGAATTACACCTGACACGCGCAGCTCTTTGGGCTTGATACCCTGCTCGGCGTTAGCCGTGCTGGACGTTTGCCCGGACTGGTCTTTTTCTTCGAATTGCATTGAGGGCGTGACGGTCAAGCCACGCAAGGGGATAGCTTCGCCATCAAGGGCGAGTGTAATTATCTGGCTCACGGATCATGCTCTCCAACGCATCCAGCTCTTTCCCTGTAAACATCATGGCAGCGGTATAAATTGCAGACGGTTGAGGGATATTTTTCAGCATCTCCGCCGCTATCACACCCATCGCACCCTGCCCGGTAAAAACCCACGCCAGCGCACTACGCTGGGCCATCTGCTGCATGGTTTTACTGATTTCCGATAAAGCGGCCTCGCGCTGGGATGTAAAGCGCTCAGCCATCCCCTTCAGCGCATTCAGCCCCATCGGTACAGCGGCCTGCTGCTGCGCCGCTGCCATACGCTGGGCATTCAACGCCTGGCGGCAGCTGGCCACCGACAACGGCGCGGCGGCGGGGAACGTGCAGTTTTTGGCCGGGATTTGCATTTTCACTGTAGCCAGCTCCGCCATAGCCCGCGCCTGTCGGGCAACCTGGCTCAATGCCGGAGCGGGGAAAACTACCGTTAGTGCATCCAGCGCTTGCAGGAATTCCCCCAGCCCACTCCCGCAGACCATCCACACGCACACGGTCAGATTATCCGCCGCAGTGCCTAGCCGTTCAGCCAGGTAAGCCACCGCATTGGCCGGACTTAAATAATGGCCGTTATCGGTCACGTTACCCACGCCATAGATCCACGGATGAACCGGCAACACCGAACAGGTCAACGGCGGCAAAGCGGACGAGAGGCAAAGATCAGCCTGTCGCCACGTCATACCGCCGGAGTCTCCGGCCAGACGATATCCGGGGCCGTATTCACATCCACCCGGTTTAACAGCACGCGATACTCTTTCCATTTACCCAGCAACGCCTTTTCTTCCTCGGTTGCCAGTTCCATGTCCACCGCATCGCTTAACGCCTGAATGCGGGTATTGGCCGTAGTAAACCGCTCGTTCAGTTCCTGCATTGCGCTATTCACATACGCCTGATGCTGTGCATCCGTATCCGTCACCCATTTTTTGCCATTCCAGATATCAAATTCCGAAACGGGCGCTAACAGCGTTAGCGTTTCCGGCAACTGGCCAGGCACGGTGATTTCAGTACTGAGGCGGGTTTGCGTATCATAGGCCACCCTGCCGCGATAATCCGGTACACTCATCCACGAAAGCCCATCGGCAGCACGGCATAACGCCTTTCCTTCTGGCGGTAACTCGGGTGCATCACTATAGCTGTCAGCCGGAATGCCTACCCCGGCCATCAAATATTCATAGCTGGCCCCGCGATATTCCCGCGTTTTGGCATCAACATGAAAGACGGTGATCCACCCCGCCATCATAGCGTGACCGTCTTTATCTAACGTCGTTTCTTTAACATTCACTGAATAATTCGCCATCAGGCAGCCCTCACGATGTAGTTGAATGCAACGTTGCGGGGCCGGGTTTCTTTACTCCCTTCTGCTGTTCCGCCGCTGCTGATTTCATTTGAATACCCGACTGTTGGCGTTGACGTATATTGTGACAACAAACCGATCCCGGTATTCATACCGGTTTGCAGAGGATTGCTGTTCACCATTGTGCCAACATGTTTATGGTCTTGAACGGTTTGGGTCTGTGCAGACAATAAACTGCGCCCGGCATCAACTCCTCGTCCATCATCCCAACCCCGGATAAATTCACCGCGCAGATCAGGTAAAAAACCCGACAGGTAACGCCCAGCTAATAGGGGATACATCGATTTATTGAAGGACTGCCCATTACATTTCAGCCACCCGTCAGGGGCTGTTGCGCCGGGATAAGGCAAGGGGATACCTACCAGTTCATTTTCTAATTGGGTGATACGAAGCGTTTGTCTGGCTGTGTCGGTATCCATTACCGCAAGCTGACCCAACCCTAAATTTTTTCGGCTGGCTTCTTTATCACGTAATGCGGCCAGATTATCGTCCTTACGAAGATAGAGGGTCTGCGCATTTTGTTCTGCCAGGCTTCCTTGTTTACGCCAGTCGGTAATATTGCCGTTTTCATCAATATCCGCGACAGGAAGCAAATAGTGCTGAACACCATCACGTATTTCATGATCTGCCGAGTTGGCAACAACGATCTGGCTATCAACCGCCCATGCCTGTGTGAATTCACCACGCCAGCACACATCCAGAAAGACACGAGTCGGCAAGGCATCCACCGTAATTTTTAGATCACTCGACAGCCAAGCACGCAGCCCAGCGGCATACGCCACTCCGGCTTTTACAACATACGCATTGCCATCTTTGACAACCTGATACGCATTACCAAAAAACGCGGATGAACCATACCTATCCATATTTTCAATGCGGATACGCTCATCAATCCCTGCCAGACGGGCCGAAAAATCAATCTGCCAGGTATCGGCTGTCACGTTGATTTGCGTGGCAGCGGCCGCGCCATCAAATTGCATCATGAGATTACGGGTCAGGCTGTTGCCCTGCTGGCCGTTTCGGGTCGCCAGTTTCTGCTGGGTGCGTACATGCACAATCATCAAAACGGTATTCGTTTTGCTGTCCAGCAGGCCAATCCAGTTGTAATCCCAATCCCCCACGGTGGTATCCAGCACCACCGAATAAACCACCGCGTTTTCATTCAGGACACCGGCCTGGGTAATGGCGGCGGTATGCTGAATCTGATCGGCAGGCGGTAGCCCTTCATTTCGGTCTACCGGCACCGATTCATCCTGACCCGGAACCCGCGCAAAAACGACCTGATCGGGCCGGGCTGCCGTGCCGTCTAAAACCCGCTGAACATTCCACGTTTCAAACGCATGGGTAATCACACTCTGCGCCATAATCCCTCTTACACGTTGGCTGAATAATATTCTGTCGAAGCGGATGTGCGCACAGGGTGCAACGCAACACGCGCCGTTACCGTTCCGGCCGGCATCAAGCTGACTGCGTGGTAGTATTCTGCGTTGTGCTCAAACTCCCCGCACCGGACTGACTGGGTTTCCCCATTCCAGAGGTCAAACACATAGCGGCGGCAGGTGCGGCCGTACTGCCTGACCAGACTCATCATCAGGGCGTTATAACCGCTTAACTGCTCATCGTTGATACGTACAAGGATCACATCCCAGTCATACCCCGGTTGACGCTCGGCCAGGGTGACAGCACCAATGCCCAGCCGCTCAAAAATGGCGATAAACCCCGCGACGCTCCCCGAGTCCTGCGCATTCACAAAGGCGTACTTCACCCGGCGACGGAAAAGCGTTAGCGCTTCCCCTTTCAGCCGCGAAATATCGCGCTGATACGCCAGTACGTTCAGCAACGGCTCCGCGCAGGTATCGACGTCCAGTTGCTGCAACGGCCAGCGCAGCCAGTCATTGACCTGCAACCAATAGGCTTTGCTGGCATTCAGCAGCGCGGCGGGCTCGCCCTTATCCATCCATGACGGCAGTCGCAGGCCCGACAGTTGTTCTTTAAAATCAGGCATCGGCTATTACCACTGTCAGCGAGGCGAGACGCGGCACATTAAGCCCGCTGACAATATCGCCCAGGGAAAAATCCAGTGACGCAATCAGCGGAAACGCATCATGTAATTCCTGTGCCAGCGTGGAAAAGGAGAAACGCGACCAGGGCCACGTCTTTGCCACGTCATACCCGGTGTTTTCCCGAAAGGCACAGCGGACTAAATCCTGGCATCCGCTACGCAACGCGGCTAACGCCTCATCCGTCACGTTCACCAGATTGCGCACATAAACCGTCACGGTTAACTCATGCTGTGTTTCCGGCAATGCCATACAGCGCAAATCATCACCGTGGCCGTGGTGCCCCTGTGCCGTGATGTAATCATTCACCGCATCGATAAAGGGCTGTGACACTACCCCCGAATCCAGCAACAAATAAGCATTGGCGGTGCCCGGCCCACGCGGGGCGTCATGCTGAAAGAAAATCCGATCAATGCTCAATCCGGCCACCGCCGCAATCATGCTGCGATACACCGCGTCGGTGTGGTAATTCCCCACCAGATTGAACTGGTTGCGGCAGCGCTCACGCAGATCATCATCGGATTCTTCATCCGCGCCGGGCGTCAGCAACCAGTCTTCTTGATTCTCCACCCGTTCAATACCGGCAACCCCTACCGGTAAAATCCGGTAATAACCGGGGGCCAGATTGAATGCCCCACCGTCTGCCGTGGCGGTCACTGGGACGTCAGCACTGGCCAGACCGGCGGCAATCACGGTATCCACCGATACCGCCACACTGAAAACCGTGCCGTTAATGCGTTCAGTCTGAATCAGCGTACCCGCCGGGATCACCACTGCCTGTGCTGCATCCGACTTATAGAAACGGACAACGCCCGCTGCCGCCGTGGCCGCCTTGCGCGACAGATTGACACCCCAGGCAAACAGATTGAGGAATGGGCCGGACGCCGTAGCCAGATACATATTGGCCAGTACCACGCTGATCAGAACATCTTTCAGCCAGATAACCGGCGTTGTCGCCATAACCGAAATCAGCCGCCAGAATGGCGACATCCGCGACGTGTTAGTGACCAGACCGGATGCCGTCACTTGTGCCTGAAACTGTTCCGTTACCGTCTCGGCCGTCACCGGCATTCCGGCCTCTTTCAGCACCTGCTCATAATCAATTTTTGGCTTTTCCGTCATACGTCCACCCTGGCCGTGATCGGCCCGAAATCATAGGTTTCCGCCGTCACCCACAGCCGGGTCGGGCTTTCTTCGCTGATCACCACCGTGCCGGGGATAATCCGTTCATCGTCTTCCACCAGAATAATCATTTGCGTCAGCACATCGGCTCGCAGCGTCGGGCTGCGCTCGGCCACCAGTTTGGTGGTCAGCCCGCTTTCAATAATGGCATGCACGCAATCCTGACCAATACTGATCCGGTTATTGCAAAATATCGGCTCACGCCCCGAATTCAGGCTGAAATCACGTTCTGTAATTAGCAGGTCAATATATTTCACGTCATCCATTACCGCAGTGCTTCCCATTCCGTTAATTGCTCAGGGGTAAATCCTTTATTGGCGTAAATCGTCAGGTTTTCGACTTTTCGGCTGTTGTCGGTGTAATTCTTCGCATTGCTGTTACTGATATCCCGTTGCAACCCGCCCGAATCAATCCCCTTTATTTTCCCACCCGTTAATAAACCCTCACCGCCCGGCCGGGGAACAGACTCAGGCATGGCGATATTGATCCCCGGAATTGCGTTTAGCTTTCCAATAATCCAGCGGTAAGACGAATTGAACGACGCTAAAATACCGTCCCACAACCCGGAAAATATCTCCCCGACGCCATCAGCCATTTTTCCCATCGTCTCGGTCAGGGAGAAACTCCCCATCGCATTAACAACACGGTTCCAGCCATCAATAATGGCTTTCCACGTCTGGCTAAATATCTCCGCAACCCATTGCACTTTTTCCGCAACGGTTTTCCACATGTCGGTCTGAGTGATGGCGTTTTTTATGCCATCCCAATGCCGGATCAGCAGAGAGCACCCGGCGACCAGCAAGGCGACGGCACCGATAATCAGCAACACCGGCCACAGCGCGATATTGAATGCCATGCCGGTTAACAGGCTGGCCATACGAACGGCCAGCAGTACACCGCGCAAAATACGCATCGTCGCCGCCCATGCCAGCACGGCCTTGTTATACAGCCAGATAACACCGACATGAATTTTCATGATGGCGGTTAGCCCTTTCCATAACCCTTTCAGGCCACCGAGCATAAACACAGAAACACCCATCACGATATTGGCGATAGCCCCCGCACCGGCCAGACTGAGTACAGCCAGTACGCAATAACCAATCACCCGCGTGATATTCGGGAACAAATTCAGCCACCTGACCAGTACCTGCCCGCCGTCCGCCATCTTGTTGATCAGCGGGTACAACACCGGCAGCAACGTGGCCCCCATCGCGGCGCGGATGGCGTACCAGATAGCGGTCAGCCGTTCCCAGGGGCTGGTCATCTTCTGCGCCATTTCCGTGGCCCGCGTCATACCGTCATTACTGCCCAGTTCGGTGATATGCCGCTGCAAGACGCCGACATTGCCATACAACTGCTTAATGACCGCCGCACTGTCACCAAAGGCATCATCCAGATCAGACTGGGCTTTCAGATTGCCCTCAATGCTCGCCCCGTATTTCCCGCGCAATTTCTCCAGCATCGCCGGCATGGTCAGTAACTTGCCGTTGGAATCTTCAAACGACAGCCCCAGTTTTTGGGCACCCTTGACCGCCCCGGACAAAAAGCCTTCATACGCGCTGGAGGCTTCCGTACCTAATGTGCGTTGTAGCTCACCCATCACGGCCAACTGCTCATCCATACCAATGCCATAGTTGGTACCGACCCCGCGCGCGCCTTCCATCAGGTCTTTAATCGCCCCCAGCTCAACACCGAAGGCATTACGCATATAGGCGGCCTTGCCGGCCAGTTGCTCCGCAAACTGCACATTACCCATTGATTCGGCATCAGAGCGAAAGTTGGCAAACATCTGCCCCATGAATTCGGACGATTCGTCCGCTGTGGCTTTCAGCGCTGCCGCCATCACATTGGATGCCCTGACCACCCCCGGCAAATCCTCTTTGGTCAGGGTGCCGACCGCCGCATTAATCCGGGCGGTCGATTGCACATACTCCAGCGCCGAACGCCCGTACTGGGTGCTGAATTTCAGCGCGTTGGCATTAATCTTCTGTAACGCCGAATCATCGACGCCACGCGCTGACGCTTCGACCATTGCGCCGTGCATCTCAACCGCCGGGCCAAGCGCCCCCTGGATAGACATAGCGGTACCAATAAGACCGGCACCGCCAACCGCGATTTTAGAAAAGGCGTCCCGCGACGATTTCGCAAAGCCGGTGACCGCCGCCTGCGCCTGTTTTACCGGGCGGGTCAGCTTATCAATCAGACTTAATGTAAAATCGAGTTGCTTCATGAATCGCCTTTTAATGCCAGCGCAATCCCGTTCGCCACGGAAATACGCATATTTTCCCAGTGTGTATTTGCCAGCCAGACGGCGCGGGCCAGATTATCGGCATCATCATTTTCAGCCGGTAAATAATGCCGTCGCAGGGTTAATGCCTGTTCAAGAAAATTATTTTCGATGGCCCGCAGCCGCTGGGTTAGTTTTTTACTTCGATTTCCAACTTCGGTGCATATTGCGCATTAACCGCTTCGGTAATTTGCAGCGCGGCACCCGGCAGTTTTAATAATTCATCCAGCGTTTCTTTATCTTTGGCTACGACAATACGGCGAAGATACGTCACCGCCGGAGCCACTTTATTATCCATTGCCATATCATTAATCATGCCGTTATAGGCAACGGTATTCGGTTCAAACGACAATTCCTTGCCAGAAACAGATAAGGTAATTTTGCTCATTGCATGTTTTCCCGTTGGGTTATTTCATCAATTAACTGATTATGCCGGGCGGCACAATCCGCATAAATTTGCGGCCAACTGATTAACGGCTGCGCTGCATCATTGCCGGTGGTACCTGATAAGCGCGGCAGATTATTGACCGGACATTTCTTTTTCAGGTTTTCCTGATAAGACACGTTCGGTGTGATTAACGGCGTCGTTGTACAGGCTGACAAACTCAGCAGACAGGCACACGTTAGTAAAAACCGGTTTAACGATTTCCCGGTAAACGGTTTTATTCGGCACATTGCGTAATGCCTCCAGTTTCGATTCCAGCGCCTCGCCGGACTGGCTCGCCAATGCCTGTAACGCCTGGCGTGATTGCTCAGCGGCGGCGGTAGCGGCGCGAGTCACTGCCAGATCGATACTGTCGCGCTGCCAGCTCGCCGTTTGCCAGCCAGCGGCAAAGGCCACCGTCAATCCCGCCACAACCCGCCATAGCCCATCCATCAGCGTACCCCGTTGTGTTCCAGGCTAAAATGGTTACCATCTGGGCGTGAGGTAAAGCGCCCGCCCCAACACCCACCCAGCGATTCCCAGTATTCACCGAGCGGCAAATAGGCTTCCGTTCGGGTCTGGTATTCACCATCGATAAACAGATTCAGATCCACGGCCAGGCGTTGCGTATGCAAACTGTTGGCGATGCCGGACCCGCTGTGGGCATTCAGCTTCGCCTGTTCCAGTGTGCGGTATGCCTCGCCGAACGTCAGGCGATACCCCCGCTCTCCCGCCCACTGGATCAACTGTGCGACCAGTTGGGTAAATAACTGCTGTTTTTCACTTAACGTCATCTTTTGCGTCACTCCCTTTCAGCAAACCACTGCCACGGCGGCGCAGCCAGATTTCAACCGCCTGATGCCCGGCCACTCCCAGCGCCGCACCCAGCCCGGTGACCGCCATCGGCGGCAACCCCGGCACCCACACCAGCGCCGCTCCGGCCGCCATTGAGGTGGCCGATCCCAAAATCATCCGGCCGAAAAACAGGCGCGGCGTGATTTTTTCATCACTGGCCAGCAACTTACCCAGCGCAATCAGCGCCCCCAGCACCAGTAATCCCAGCGCGTTCTTTTCGTATTCCTGCATGACTGTCCTTAGCCGATCAGCTTTTCCGTCAGTTCCGATTCCAGATAGGGGATACCGTTGATGCGCACAAAATCCGGGCTGGTGACCACAAACTTAATCTTGTGTGACATCACGCTGCCGCCCTTCGGGTCAACATCCAGAATGTCACTCAGGATCAGCTTGCACCCGAAGGCTTCCACCTTCATTTCCTCGCTGCCCGCCTTGGCGTACCACATCAAGTCCACCGGATCGATACCCCGCCATGACCCGGCGCTGCTGGCTTTCGCCGTCACCACCGCCAGACTCTTGGTACTTAGCTCCATTTCACCTTCGGCGGCGACGTCACCGGCCACCCAGCCATCGGGGATGCCCTGCGTCTGCGCGGCGGCGGTGTTATCCGTGATACTCAGCGAGACTTTTTCCGCGTGAACCAGTGCGCCGTCCATATTGAAATCAAACGACTGGCCCGAAATCCGTTTTGTCATGCGCTACCCTCCAGCGACATATCCAACACCAGACTGACCGTGATCCCTTTCGGGCATTCGTAGGTACGGACAATCAGATAAATTTCCACCGCCGTTTTAGAGCGCCACGCGATGACCACATCCCCATCCTTCGGCGGCTTCACTTCCCCCGGAAAGGTGATGCCATTGATTTGGGTGCTGCGGGACATGTCACGCAACGTTTTGGCAAAGTACCCCTGATGCGCCGCGATACTGCCCGGCGTACTGTTCAGGCTGCGATCGGCGATTTTGGCAATCGCCTGCAACCGGATGCGCCGCGCCACCTTGTCCACGACGCGCAGGTTTTCAATGGCCTGATAGTCGCCCCCTTCCACGTCCAGGGTGCGCCCATCTGACCAATAGTAGCCGTCATAGTCGGGATACCACATCGGCACGCTGTACCGCTGTTTTTCCAGTGCCTGCAACATCGCCAGATCCAATGTCACGCCGGCACCGTCCATCGGTAAATCCGTGCGCCCCATCGCCAGTAAGGCACCGGTTTGCACCCGCGCCGGGCTGTCGGCAATCGTCACCGCACGGTTACACAAGCGGCCAGCCAGCACGCCCGGCTCATTGCCCCACAGCCTCGGCACCAGTTGCACCGCCGGTGCCGCTGCACCGTTCTGTAAATTACTCAGGCTCTGTAAATACTTATCCCAGCCCTCCCCCTCTTTCGGGCTGTCAACCGCCAGAAGAAACCACACCCAGCGCCCGAATGCTGACACCAGTGTGGATCGCAAGCTCGATGCCTGGGCGATAATGCCTTTGGTGGCAGGCAGGGACACCACGACCCCTTCAACACTGGCGACCTGTTGGGCGGCAGTAACCGCGCTCACCCAGTCGCCTTTTGGCGGCAGCAGACAGACAAAAGCGCTCCAGTTCTGTCCCGCATTGACCATCGCGGCGCTGACGTCGCGTTTCAGTACCGAATCCGCCGCCCCCAGCACCTGATCCAGATCGCTTTGGGTATTGACCGGCACGGTTTTCACCGTCTCAACACTCCCTTCCCCGATAAAGAGCACTACCCGCTCAATCTCGCTGGTTTCGCCCTGTAGTTGGTTAACCTGGTTAACCTGAACCGTTGGCCAACTCATGCTTACCCCTTGATATCCTGCGCTTTCACATCCCAGCCAAAGCCAATGCCCTGTAGCTGCCGTGCCAGCGCTTTTGTAAACTCCGCATCGTTCATGCCCAAAAATGGCCGGGCAGGAACATCTACTGTCCAGGCGGTTTTTGCCGCCTTGCCGCTCAACTTACGGATGAGTAATCCCGCCTGCGCAAAGCTCAGGCTTTCCTCAATCTCCCGGTACGGCGGCTTTTTCCATCGCGCTCCGCGTTTTACCCGGTACCCCAGCGCCCGCAGTTTGCGGGCCTGTCGCCGCGTGGCCATCCGTCCCGGCTCAGGGCGTCCATTGCCAACCTGTGAACGCTTGACGGATACGCTCATGCCGTTTTGTTGGCTGTAGCCCACCACGCCCGCCGGTACCGGCGTTTTCCCGTTGCGATACCCGCCGCCCTGTAGATAAATCCGTACCGCCTGAATCTCTGGCATTTCGCGGATATGCAACAGGTTGGGCAGATTGCGCAGCATCCTGCCGCGTCGGTGGCCGCGTCGTGCCGCCCAGGCGCTGCCGTCCGGTGCCTGTTGCGCCCGGACGTTCCGTTTTGCCGCCGCAATCACCCCGTATTTCGCCAGCCGCCACAGTAAACGCTGGCGTTTTTTGGGCGGCAGCGTCAGCCGTTGCAATGCGGTGCGTAGTTCGGCCAGCTGTGACTGGCTCAGTTCGCCATGCACGATCATGACGCCCCGACCTCCGCCCCGTCGTCGCCGGCACCGAACAGATGCCCGGATGTGGCCTGCCAGACTTCCGGGCTGGTCAGACGCCAGCGCCGACCATCAAACGGGATGATCCCGTTGTCATCGGCCACAATCGCCAGTGATTCCGCCAGTTGCAGCGACACCACGACAATCGCGCTGTCCTGATCGCGCACGTCCACATCCAGTGTGGGCAACTCCATATCCAGCCCGGCATCCATGTACGGCACATCGTCCTGCCCCTCCTGCCAGACCAGTAACAGAGCGCACAGGTTGCGCGGGTCACACACCCGGTATGGCCAGCGCTCCCAGCTCAACACAGCATCAAACTTCATCACCGCCAGTTGATACTGGTCTTCGCCCAGGTCACGGCGGGCGGGGATAAAGCTCACTTCATCCATGAAGCTGTCAAACCCCTGCATCACGCGGGGCGGCAGATGTGTCGAAACAAAGGTGGTCAGGTCATCCAGCTTGCTCATACCATCCGCACCGTTGCCCGTTTCAGCCCTTTCATGCGGCGGATCACCATCGCCGCTTCCCCCAGCAATCCCTTGCGTGTGTCGTCTCCCTCCTGTCCCGGATGAGACTCGCGGCGGCCAATGGTGGCAAACTCGCCCAGCAAATCGGCTTTTGCCCTGGCAAACACCGCTTTTTGATACTGCGCACACAGCACGTTCTGGCCTTTCAGGCTGACGCCTGGCACATCCTGCGCCCGCATAAACCCCTTCGCCCGGCGGCTGGCCTCCACCTCAGCCAGATCGGCGTTGACCTCGCCCACTGCGGCCAGTAACGCCTGTGCGACGGTATCGGCAGCCAGATCGGCGGGAATGGTGCGCTGTGACTGAAAATCCCTGACGTTCAGGTCTGGCCAAAATCCATTGTTGGCCAGTAGCTCATCCTGATAATCAACCGGTGTTCCACTGAACATGCATCCCCCGTAAAAAGGCGGGCTGACCGGCTTCCACGGCACATCGCACCCCCGGTGCATTGCCTCAGCCGCGCCCGCCTGGCTTGCGGTAGTCTTTTATTCCTTTTGCAGCGCACGAATGCGGGCGGCAATATTGCGGCGCATCGTGCCCACACCAACCTGGCGGTAAAACTGCTCGGCCTGATGCAACAGGGCATCCGCCGCCGTCAGCGTGTCGATATCCGCCGCTGCGGTCGCTCGTGGTTGCCCCTGCTCATCACGCAGCAGTAACAGCCCGGCGAACTTGAACCATTTGGCGGTGATCTCCTCATGTAGCCGCCAGTTTTCTGCCACATTCTTAAACGTGCGGGAAAAATACGGCTCCACACTCTGCCCTATGTCCGCTGTCTGCTGTGCCCAGGCCAGTACCGTATCGGCAACAAACGCCGCGAACGTGCGCCGGATGTTGTCAGGGGTGTGCTGTCCCTGCGCGATAGCGATATCCGCCCACGCCAGCCCCTGATCAAACTCTTCCACATCAAACAGCCACACCACGCAATGCGCGAACACCGGGTTTTGATACACCTCGCCGCTGTCCAGATAGCGCTGTACCGTTGGCAACCAGCGCGGCAGCAACTCCCGGCGTTTCATCTCTACCCTGTCGCGTAACGTGGGCTGACTGCGCAGCCGTGCCACGTCGTTTTCCAGCGCACGGAGTTGCACATGCAGGCTGTGATCGCCGGATACCGCCTGGCACCGGGATAACTGCTGCTCGGCGACCATCCGGGCGTTATGACGTTGCGCGGGTGACAGGGCCATGCGTTACGCTGGTTCCTTTTCTGCAGGCTCGGCCACGGTACCGATGGTGACGGCGCTTTCATCAAAAGAGGCATACAGTTCCGGGTATTCCACGGCGTACCCTTCGTTACGCAAATATTTGTTTTCAAACTGTTTGCGGTCTTCCACGAATTCAGCTTTACGCTGCCGGGTATTACGCTGGGTGTAGATATGCAGGTTCGACAGCGTGGTGACGGTCATACGCTTGCCCGGCATAAACGGCGGCACAATCGCCGGACGCCCGGCAATGGTGCTGTCCAGCATCTGGGCGGCGATCTTCTCGGTCGGGCGGTCGGCCTTCTGGAACAGGCGATACTGTTCGGCGGCGACCAAATCCGCCCCGACCATCACCACCAGACGCGGGTCATTGCGGTATTGCTGGGGAATTTTGGCGTTAATCAAATCGGAGGCCATCGCATCCAGTGATTTGTAATCGCCGTTTTCGTCCAGTACCACCCGGTCAGTGATAATTTGCTGCCCGTCTTTGAAATCCTTCATGCGCTGATGCCAGCCAATGTTGACGTCTTCGCCGTTCGGGTTTTCGTCCGGGTCGGTGCTTTTGGCAACGCTGTTACCGTTAAAGCCGATCCGCAGCATATCCAGCGCAAACGCTTCATTCGAAAACGCCTGTACCAACTGGAAAAACTCATCTTCGCCGCCGGCGTTAGCCCACACCGACAGCAGATCCCAGGGCAGTGCCGCGCAGGAATCCGTCTCGACCAGCTTATAGTCGTTGCCTTCCACGCCGACCTGACGGATAAAGCGGCCCCCTTCCTTACGGCCGGTATGCAGCGCGGAACTGCCCACGGACACCACTTGCCCGGAGAGCTGATCCACATCCAGAACGTTAATCATGGACAGGAAATCCACACGCTCCAGCAGGGCAGCACGAAGCTGGGTTTCTTTCGGGTCGGTAAGCGCGAAATAACGGGCGGTATCCGCTACCCCATATTCCTGCGCCAGACCGACACTGTAGGCGCTCAGATATTCACGCGCCCGCTGATTTAAAAACATAATGCGTCCTCTCGATGTCGAGATAAAAAAAGAGGTATCACCAAAAAAATGGACTTACAGGAAATTAAACCCTTTGGGTTTATTGCCGACCTGACGCTGCGGCAATTTAGTGATAGAGCGATCCAACTTGCCGAAATTATTTAAAATCTTCGGCAGGTTATTACGCAGCGTGGCGAAATCTTCGGTATCCACCACCTCTTTTACCGTGTCCATATCGTCCTGAACGGCTTCCACTGCATCGGTGGTCTGGCTTTGCTGACTTTCCAGCGCAGTTACGCGGGATTCCAGTTCGGCCAGCGCTTCCGCCAGTGCCTGCAATTTATCGTCACCGCCTGCATCGTTGCTTTCGCCTTCACCCTCAGCGAATGCCTTCGGCTTAATACCGAACAGGCTATGCCATGATTTACTTGCCATGCTATTCCCTTTGATTTCTTTTACTTCATCAATAACCAGCGGCTTTAATGCACCGAATAAACGGCCGCGCTTTTTGCTACTGAAACGTAGCCGCGTGGTTCCCACGCTGGCCGGGGTATTGGTCACGCCCAGCCCTTCAAGATAGGTTTTTCCCGTGCCACGAAAATTCCCGTCTGGCGTTAGCTCCACCGAGCAAAACAGTAACTGCCCCTCCCGGTTAGCCTGCAATAACTGGTGGTTCGGGCGTAACTGGGCGAATAACCGCAGCAACCCGTCATCACCATTTTCGGCTTTTAATGCCAGTACCTCCCCCGCATTGCCGAACCATGTTTCATGCTCCGGCCAAATCAGGGCGGTATAGAGTTGCGGGTCATAGGTTTCAGCAGCATCAATTAACCACTGTCTTTCCATTACCCGCTTATCAACCGTTTCCCCCTCCGTGGCGATACAGATCCAGTTAGTCATTAACTGAGACATTTACATACTCCGCTTCTGTCGGATAACGGCATTATTACGGAATAAGAAACGGGCAGCGACCGGCTTTATTCGTCTCCATTCGGATAACGACGCTTTGACGAACACAGCGAAATAAACACCGGTCATAAAATAAAAATCGCGCCGCATAATACCGGCATGGCTAAATATTCTGATGAATTAATCGGTGTTGCACGGCTGCTCTATTTAAAAAGAGCCACACCGAAAGAAATCGCCGCTGATTTAAATCTGCCCAATGCGCGGATTATTTACTATTGGGCACAAAAATTCGGCTGGGCGGATTTACTCAGCGCCGAAAGTACTGAAGAGGCGATAGAGCGCCGTTATCAGTTGCTGGCCGGTCGGGATAAAAAGACCGAGCTGGAATTGCAGGAAATGGACATGCTGATCGCCCACGCCGTCAAACTGCGGGCGCAGAGCAACAAGCATAAAGAAAAACTCGCCGCCGCCGGTCACGGCAACACGCCCGGCTCACGCAGCAATGACGACGATGAACGCCCGGCCAAAAAGCGCCAGTACCGCAAAAACGACATTTCCAGCCTGACCAAAGAAGACTTTGACGCCTGGGCTGATGAACACCTGTTTGGCTATCAAAAACACCTGCGCCTTAATATTGGCCAGCAGGTGCGCAACATCCTGAAAAGCCGCCAGATTGGGGCCACCTGGTATTTTGCCTTTGAAGCCTTTGAAAATGCGGTGCTGACCGGTGAGCCGCAAATCTTCCTGTCGGCCAGTCGCGCCCAGGCAGAGGTTTTCCGCTCGTACATCGTCAACATTGCGCAGCAGTATTTTGATATCACCCTGACCGGCAACCCGATCCGTCTAAGTAACGGGGCCGAACTGCGCTTTTTATCCACCAACAAGAACACTGCGCAATCCTACAGCGGGCATCTGTACTGCGATGAATACTTTTGGGTGCCGAACTTTGCCCGCCTTAACGAAGTGGCCAGCGCAATGGCCACCCATGACAAATGGCGCACCACTTACTTTTCCACCCCCAGCGCCAAAACTCACCAGGCGTACCCGTTCTGGACAGGCGAAGAATGGAAACGCGGCAACAAGAAACGCGCCGGGGTTAACTTCCCCGGCTTTGACGAACTGCGCGACGGCGGGCGGCTCTGCCCGGATGGTCAGTGGCGGTACGTTATCACGATGGAAGACGCGATCCGCGGCGGTTTCAATCTGGCCAGCCTGGAAAAACTGCGCAACCGCTACAACGTGGACACGTTCAACATGCTGTATATGTGCGTGTTTGTGGACAACAAAGACGCCGTATTCAGCTTTGACGACCTGGAGCGCTGCGGCGTAGACCCGGCCACCTGGCAGGATCATGACCCGACCGCGTCGCGCCCGTTCGGCAACCGCGAAGTCTGGGGCGGCTACGACCCGGCCCGCTCCGGCGACCTGTCCACGTTTGTGATTGTCGCCCCGCCCATTTACGAGGGCGAGAAATTCCGCGTTTTGCTGGTCGTCAACTGGCACGGCATGAACTTCCGTTATCAGGCCAACCAGATCAAAAAGCTGTTCCAGCGTTACCACTTTACCTATATCGGCATTGATGTGACCGGCATCGGTGCCGGGGTGTTTGAGAACATCCAGCACTTTGCCATGAGGCAGGCAACGGCTATCCGCTACGGCGTGGAAACCAAAAACCGCCTGGTGATGAAAGCGGCCGACGTGGTGGAAAGTCAGCGCATTGAGTGGGATCAGGATGAAAAGGCTATCCCGGCGTCATTTATGGCGATACGACGCACCACCACGGCCAGCGGCAACGCCATGACGTTCATCGCCGATCGCAGCGCGGAAACCGGCCATGCGGAAGCGTTCTTCGCTATCGCGCACGCACTGGATAACGAGCCGCTGAACTATGAGAACAAACCTCAATCCCGATGGAGACTGAAAAAAGCAGCATGAAAAGGACATCACACCGCCGCCAGAAGGCACAAAACGCCCCGCGTAAAAAGATGAGTATTATCACTTTCGGCAAGCCGGAACCGGTGCTAACTACCGGCACCGATTACCGCGACGTGTGGTATGACAATGAATTTAATCACTACACCCTGCCGATAGACCGGCTCGCCCTGGCTCAACTGGTCAACCTGAACGGCCAGCACGGCGGCATCCTCTATGCCCGCCGTAACATGGTAGCGTCGGATTATCAGGGGGGTGGCCTGTCTCACGATGACATGCTGGCCGCCGCATTCGACTACCTGACCTTTGGTGATATTGCCATCCTGAAAGTGCGCAATGGCTGGGGAGAGGTGATCGCCCTGACGCCGCTACCCGCGCTGTATACCCGCATCCGCAAAACCGGGGAATTTGTGGTATTGCAGAAAGGCGAACCGCTGGTTTACCCGCCGGAAGACGTGATTTTCATCAAGATGTACGACCCGCAACAGCAGATTTACGGCCTGCCGGATTACATCGGCGGTATTCACTCGGCCTTGCTGAACAGTGAAGCGGTGATTTTTCGGCGTCGTTACTACCATAACGGGGCACACACCGGCGGTATCCTCTACACCAGCGACCCGAACATGACCGACGAGATCGAGGAAGAAATCGAGCGCCAGTTAGCCAGCAGCAAAGGGATCGGCAACTTCTCCACTATTCTGGTGAATATTCCAAACGGCGATAAGGAAGGGGTGCAATTTATCCAGATGGGGGATATCAGCGCCAAGGACGAATTCGCCAACGTGAAAAACATCAGCGCCCAGGATGTACTGAATGCACACCGTTTCCCGGCTGGGCTGTGCGGCATCATCCCGCAAAACGCTGCCGGGCTGGGCGACCCGGAAAAGGCGCGGAACACGTACCGCAAAGACGAGGTGATCCCCATTCAGCGCCGTTTTATGGCCTCCATCAATAAAGACCCCGAAATACCGCAAAATCTGCATTTAATCTTTGATGTTGGCGATGATACAACGATTCAGGGTGCGTAATGGGGCATAAAACGTTAAAATTTAGCCATATTTTAGAGGCCGGAGCATGGAATATGCGGGTATTAAAGATTGAATGCCCGGAGTGCGGCGCAAAAGCCGTTATCCGCAAGACAAACCGCAAACACCGACAGATTGCAGATATTTACTGCGCCTGTGCAGATGTGGAATGCGGCTACACCTTTGTGATGAACCTGACCTTTTCCCACACACTCAGCCCCAGCGCCAAAACCGGCGATCAGTTACTGCAAACGGTGTTGAATAACCTGAAACCCGAACAGCGACAAATGGCATTAGACCTGCTGAGAACCGCTGCCGCCTAAGCCGCATTACGCGGCTTGTAACGTCATCAATTGCCCCGCCAGTTCAGCAATCCAGATCAGCGCAATTTGCCTGTCCCGCTCATCATTCCCCTCCATCCCGGCATTTTTGGCCAGAAAGGCAATACGCTCAACAATCAGTGACTGTTCAAACTCCCTATCCATTGGTCATCTCCTACGGCTAATAGCGCTCACGTAACAAAACATTTCAAAATATAAATACGAAGCTAACAAACTATTAGCGGTTCCGTTTTTGTCGTCTACCAACGGACATTGAGCCTTACTCCGCTATCCCGGACACAGCGGGCGATACCGCTTTTGTGATGCTCTTAGGTGTATTAATGACATAAAAAAACCTGCCATTTTTAGCAGGTAGGAAACTGGACTCATGTAGCATAATCATGTGATAAAAAATATTAAACGTAAAATTATGCTGCCTTCCCTAAATTCACATCAGGGATTATCAATGAATCAGAGAAAATCATAACTTCTTTTCCTACTCTTTTACTCTGGGCTGTATAACTCAATGAATATTCTGACTGCCTAAACGCAGAATATATTTCTTTAATTTCTTCAGCATTATCATACGAGACAAGCCAGTTATTTATTCCTGATTCACTCAAAGCATTCTTAACAGCGACATGATCCTTATGCTCATAATAGTTTCTATATAAATCCTGTCCTTTAACATAATAAGGCGGATCTAAATAGACCAGCAACTTATCACTTCCTGAGGTTAAGTTTTTTATATTTAAAAGCAACTCAATTGCGTCTAGATTTGTAACTTTTATTCTATTTTTATATCCAGATATTTTATTAATTCTCGATATCAAATCATCCTTTTTAAATCGAACATCCATCTTCCATTCGCCAGATTGAGCTTTCCCACCGATGACACCAGCCTTTAGGATTCCAGAACGGTTAGTTCTATTTAAAAAGAATGCAGCGAAACCCAGTGCTAATGAATTTTCGGGATTATCAGAGCTAATAACTTCTTTCTGCTCATACCACGTATCCATTGTTACATTACATTCTTCAATCATTGTACAAAGCGCATCTGTTTCATGCATCACGGAATGCCAAAAACTATATACAGCGGGATCTGCATCATTAATTATGATATTTCTCACATATTCATTTACAACTAAATCCAATGCAATTGCCGCACCACCAGCATATGGTTCGACGTAATATCCATCAGTGATTAAATTCGCCTCAAGCAGAGATTTTATATAATACGATAGCTTTCCCTTACCTCCGGGATATCTTAGTGGCGTATAAAATCTCATATAATACAATCCCTTAACTCACAATCATCGTCGATAGACTATTTTAACACATTCCCTGTGAAAAATCCATTTCATAACATATAGTTATGATGCAATACTACCCCAAATTGCCTCGATTAAAGGCTGAAAGTTGTCCCATTCCGTATTTACGAATTCTTTTTCTGGAATGAGATTTGCATTATGAACATATTGTTGCAATGAGGCGCTGGAGCTAGTCATCTGCTTAGAATAACTTTGAATGGCAGTCTTCTTAGGACCATCAATTATTTTCTTTTCAAACAAATTACTTGAAACCATAACTACTTTATCATGCAACCCTGGGGTTTTATGTGGGTTTTTTTTATCTTGATACACAAGATTATTAATATCAATATAGGTATTTAAAGAAAGCTCAATAAAAACCCGTAACATTACAGCTAGCGAGTTTTGATGATCTTCATGAGTCATTCTTTTTAGCTCTGTAAAAATTCTATGACATCTTTTGTGTTTAGTACCAAATTTTAGTGACACTCCCATTGGGATCATATGATTACGTTTTACCCCTGCAGGGTTTGAACCTTTTTTACCCTTTGCTTTATCATCTGTATCAGAAGATCCACCAGAATTTTTTCCCTCACCATCACCAGTAGTAGAATGCTCCCCACTAGATTTTTCATGACCAGTATCTACATCGCCAGCAGTATTTTTTTCATGATTGGTATCGTTCTGTGAACCTTTCTCATTCTGTCTACCATCATCTTTAGATGATGATTTTGGTGGTTCTAATAGACGCCATTCCTTTTCTAAGGCAGGAGAGAAAGAAGTTAGGCCAAGTTCAGAAATAAAATTTGCACGGTCGTCTTTTGATCTAATACGATTTACAGTGAATTCCGGTCTACCATTATCATCAGTCAAAATCATTACATCTAATATTTTCTTAAGCTCGCTAATAAATCTATTTAAAGGTTGGGAGCAAAAAAGTAACCCATCAACACCATTAAGATTTAAGCTTTTCCTAAAGCTTGGATCTCCAATTAAACGGTCAAGGTTAGTTATTTTTACTTTGCTTTTATTTTTAATAATATTTTCGAAATGCTCGGGGAAAAGATCAATGAAGGAATATAGTTGGTTAGCAAAAGATTCTTTACCATTTCTGGCCATATACCTTAATTGCTCTGGAGTAGTCCAACCTACACGGCCTGCGCCTTCATTTTGACCGGTATGTTTCAAGTTTATCCAATGGTTATACTCTTCATTATCATACACAACACAATCAACATTTAAGACGCTGATTTTTCTTGATTTTTTTATTTTCTCAAACGTTAATTCGAGAGTTTTATTTTGGACTAACGAGGGATTTTCAATTAATTTAAGTGCCGTAACCCTTCTATTCCCCTCTTTAACAATAAAGCCCTTTTCCTCATCATCACTCTCAACAACAATCATTCTCTCTGAAGGATCAACCCCATTTTCAGCAATATCTTTCGCTAACTTGACTATTTTTTGCCCTTGATTCTCCACCATAACCTTAATTGCTTCTCGCTGTCCATCAACATTATCACCGAAGCGAGAATTTTGTACATCCAGCATTAAATCATTTATATTGATACTTTTATATTGATACATTCTAATATCCTTATTGCTGTAAAAATTCAGAACAAAACCGTTTATAACAATTCAGAAGGATTGGCTCAAACATAGATGGCATGAACTGTAGTTTACGTAAAAATCACGCAGCAACAAGTAGAAAGATTCCACATAAAAATACAATGATATTGTTGCACTGATTTACCAAGGATTCAGCTCTCACTAATCACACACTAAATCTCTATCAGATAAGCTTACAATCATATCTTTTCCTATTCTCCGTAAGCCATTTTAGTTGCTATAAGTGTGAGACACTACTCACCAATATGGTCAACAAATCAGCCCCAGTTCCACCCCAGCCAAAGCTCGCAGTCTCCCGTCTGGCGTACTTCCTCCAGCCTGCCACTGACCATTTTTAGCGCCCTGCCCTCACTCATGGCCAGATGGCCGCCCCGCATCAGCACATCAACCAGCCCCGGATCAGGTGGAAAACCCCTTAAGCGCAGCAACTCCGATAATCGTCGCCGAAGGCCCGGCGTACAGTTATTGACAGAACTCCAAGCGGCGGCGGAGCCGCCAGAAACCCCGGCCCCCGCTGACGCGGTGGCCTGTTTCGGGACAATCTTCCATTGCACTGTTCGGGTGATGATCGCGGAGGGCGCTCCCAATAATGGCGAATACACCCCCTGAACCTTTTGCACGTCTTCGGCGTATTGATTGGCACGTTCGGTCACTTCATAGGACAGGCGCACCACCAACGCATCACGCGAGACTAACGGCCCGCCCTGTGCCTGTGTGTATGCCGCCCAGTCGCCCACGTCTGCCGCCGCCAGTACCGCATCCATCGCCGCATTGTCCAGTTGCTTATCACCCAGGCGACGCAACTCGCGGTAAACCGTCACTGGTGCGCCGCCGATTTGCTGAAACTGCCGGATACGCCAGCGTGACGCCCAGGCCGATACCGCCTTTGCCATATCACGCAGGTTTTCCCCGGTTTCCTCGTCGGCCTCACCATCCAGTGCGTAACCATCGATATTCTTGCTGATGTACTTGGCGATATAACCCGTGGCGCTGCCTTTTTCCGGGTCAATCGGCTCATAGTGGAAGCGGGCTTTTTGCGCCTTTTCGCTGTTCAGCTCATTGGCATCTTCCCGGCGGGCGTGATACGCCATGATGTCGCGCACCTGTTCGATGTGCTCCGGGCGCATGAATAGCAATAAATGCCAGTGTGGTGTGCCGTCGTGATGCGGCTCGACGACCCGAAAGCCAAACACACTAATCTCTTCGCGTGACAGTTCCGCCCGGATGCGTGCCCACACACCACACAGGTATTTCTGTGTGTCGCGTGGACTGGCCCCGCTCCACTGCTCAACGAACCCACCGCCGCTGTGTACAGCGTGATACCGTGACGGCGCGGTGATGGTGTAAAACTCCCCGGCGCAGCCCATTTCCTGCGCCAAATCCTCAAAGCCGCGCATTCTCACCATCAGCTCACAGCGGCGGATCGCCGGGTTGGCGTTGCTGGCGTTAACTTTGTCGTCCAGAGAGACGCGGTTACCCTCGTCGTCCTCCAGTTCAAACGCCTTGAAAAACTCTCGGTTACGCCGTTTCTGCTCTTTCCATTCATCCAGCGTGGAGCGCGAGACATACGGCGACGCCGCCTTTTGCACCTGGCCGACCGCGATAGCCATATGCTCCCGCTGGATATCACGACGGCGCTTTAGACGCGCCCGCCACCACTCTGGTGACATCATGCGTAGCAAGCCGGATTCAGCTTTTTCAGTGGATAACGGGTGGCGGCCTTTAGTGAATTGCGCCCAGTAGGGCGGCTGAGTTCCTGCCTGTAAGGTCAGCAGGCCAAGATGACGGAATGACAGCAGGGTGATGTGCCTGTCTGTTAGTTTCCCGGTGTTCCTGATTCGGTTTTCGGTGTAATCACGCAACGATGCGGCCATAAAGTCGGCCAACTGCTGTGACAGGGCACGGATGTTGTCACGGTCATAAACCGGCAGCTTTTCCAGATCATCGTAGAACGGGAACGGCAGATCTCCCGCCGCATGCTGTTGCGTCTGGTATCGTTCGGTAACGGTGCGCAGGCGTGGCAATACGCTTTTCCCCAGGGTACGGAGTAAAAACGTATTGGCCCGGCGGCGGCCCTTGTGCTCATCGGATTTAAACAGCTTTTCATAACGCAGACCGAAATACTTCGCCAGATAATCCGGCATTCCGGCCAGGTACTGCTGACGCCATTGGTGATCCAGCGGGTTAAGGTGCCATAGACTGCGCTCAACATAACTCAACCCAGCAGGCTCGCCGGGGGAAAACTGCTCACGCTGCCATTCCCTGACAGCGTGATACGCGCCGTTATGCTCCGGGATCTGTAAATCAGTCACTCACAGACCCCGAGCGAGTACGCAGACATATAATCAGCTGCGGCTTCTATGAATGCTTTTGCCGCCTCCGCGTTGATGGCGTTTCCGTAGGCGCTAATTCGCCCCACTCTTTTGGTATCCCCATCAACCAACGGCAGTGTTCCGGACTCAACTGGGAATAGTCGTCCGTTAGCCCCACGCACCCAAACACAATTTCTCCAGTAGCTAACTGGATTTCCTGACTTCGCAGGATGAGGAATATTGCATCCTCTAATTTCCCCTTGTTTTTGATTGCTCTGCTCGGATTCCCCTTTCGGTGCCCATTTTTGCAAGTCCTTGGAGTAGGCCACCCAGTACGCTCGCTCTCTGATATTGGGAGCACCGAGGCTCGCAGCCGGAAACGGCACACACCCAAAGGCGTAACCCATTTTCTCCACGTCAATTTGTACAAGGTCGATCCACACATCGATATCCTTGCTCGCAACCTGCTCTCCAAAAATGACTGGAGGTTTGCACTGGCTGATGAGCCGGTAAAAGCTGGGCCATAAGTGCCGCTCATCGGCAAACCCTCTTTTTTTTGCCCGCCGCGCTGAAAGGTTGGCAAGGGCATGAACCGGTCCAGACTGGTTGACCGTCCGGCCATCCTGCTCTACGCAGTGCGTAAGACCAGACGCCGATCCCGGCGAAAAAGTGGTGCTGGCTGAATCCTTTAAGGTCATTAGGGGTGACATCCTCAATTGATCTGGTATCAACGATGCCGGGCGCGATATGGCCGGCATCAATTAAGTTGCGCAGCCATTGGGCAGCGAATGGGTCGATTTCGTTGTAGTAGGCCAATGGCTGCATCAGAATGGATCCGCATCCAACGCACCGGATGCCACCATTTCCTGATAGGTGGCATCGCCCATCACCGGCCCACAGTCAGGGCAGTGCCCACCACCTTCATAGCCGCACCCGTCGCAAACCTTCGCTATGTTGCTGGCGACAGGCACCGGCAGACGCTTGGCGATGATTTCCCCGGCCTGTTTGCTCTCCCCTGCCGCAACACCAACGCTACGCGGTGCGGTGAAGCGGCAGATATCAAACCGGTGGTAAATGCTGTGTGCGTGGTGGGTGTCGCTGTTGGAGGCGATGACAGGTATCCCACGTTCAGCCAGGCGTAATAACGCGCTGCACAGGTCATACTGATCGTTACGGGTGAAACCATCGGTGTGATAACTGGTGAAGCTGGCCGTTGGCGTTTGCGGGATGTATGGAGGGTCGCAGTACACCACATCGCCGGTGCGGATCAGTTGCAATGTTTCGCCAAACGCAGCACAGATGAATTTTGCGCGGCGGGCTTTTTCGGCAAATGCCTGAATCTCGGCCAGCGGGAAATAAGGCGATGCGTAATTCCCGTAGGGGACGTTAAATCCACCGGCGCGGTTATAGCGACAAACGCCCCGGTAGCCGTGCCGGTTCAGGTAAAGAAACAGTGCCGCTGAGGTGATGCGATTTTCTTTGCTGCGGTTAAATACCTGCCGGAAGCGGTAATAGCTTTCGGCTGTATTCGCCGTGCGAAACAGACCTTCGGCGGTATCAATGAAATCCTTCAAATCCTCTTTGATGACCTGATACAGGTTAATCAGGTCAGGGTTGATATCAGCAATCAGGTATTCCGGGTAATCGGTATTCATCATGACCGCACAAGACCCGGCGAACGGCTCCACCAGACGATCGCCGGCCGGTAAATGCTCGCGCAGGATATCCATCACGCGGGCCTTGCTGCCGACCCATTTCAGCGGTGTGGCGATAGTGCTCATAAGGCACCCCGCGATATCGATACAGAACCAACCTTGTGGCTCAACACCTCAACAGCCCGCTCCAGATCGGCTAATTTCTGCATGTCTCTGGCCGCTGCGGTTCTGAATTCAATTAATTCACGAGCCATCTCAACGACCTCATTTTCAAACGCGCCGGTGAATGGCGAGCCGTTGCAGATTTCTCGCAACAGCTCGTCACTGACGTTCTCCCTGATACTGTTGGCCATCAGTGCAACTCCTGAGCGGAGTGCTCAAAACGTTCTGATTCCTGACGTATCAGTTCCACCACTTCGGCGGCGGAGAGGTCGCGTTGTTGAGCGCGGACAGCCAGCGCCGCCAGCCGCAGTGAGAAGGACAAATGCTGGTCTTTACGCTCCTCCAATCTGGCTTTATTCAGCAGCTCGATCAGTGCGCCATCAGCGGCGGCATTCATGGGTTTTAATTTGGTTGCAATCATTACGGTTTCCTTTTTTCAGGTAATACGAATCCCTGCCCGATAAAGGGCATTTATTCGTTGCTATGGGTTAATTAATGAATGGGTGACGGGTTCGGCTGATTCGGGGTGCCGCTTTGATTACTGGTTTTCAGAAAATCATCCGGGCCAAATAGCGCGGTATCATCGCAAATAGACCGGATGCGCTTAATTGCGCTCCAGATAGCGGCCCGCTCTTCCGCCGTAAACTGATGCCATGAGTAATTGACATGGCGCGATTTCAGCTTTGGCTTTGCAGAAAACAAGATAATTTCACGGGTATCCAGCGCAGCCCGCTCCCAAAATGACTGAGCGCGGGATTCACCTTTAAACACGATATCCCGGCAACGCTGTATCCATTTCTGATGATCGACAGATTGAGACATATTCCCTCCTGATTATGCTTTACCCTTGCTGCCGACACATCCAACTTGCGGTGAATTCCGGTGCCTGCGTCATTCCATCTCGAAACCATTGATTCGAATGGCTCTTGATAAATTGATACAGAGGATGATTGAGGTAATAGACAGCATCAGCCAATGACTCCATCGACGACAAAACGCTAATCCGGTTGTAACCATTGTCGCTTCCGTTCTCTCGCACATCAGCAGGTTGAGATAAAAAACTCTGTGCAGCATCATCGGCGGCCTGTAGCCATATTTCCGGGTTGTGATTTGACATAAAAACTCCAAACAGTCCCATTGGTAACCGCCTGTTTTCAGACGGTTGCAAATAGGTGCCGGGATGTTTCACCACGCCCGGCGCGTGGTTTCCCTGGTGTTGTTCTTATCCGATTGTCAGCGATGCGCCTAACCCGCTCAGAGCATCCAGCGTTGACGCCATTGCCGGGTTAGCCTGAATGCGAGACTGCACCGTCAGGCCAATCAGCGACAGGTAACGCACCCCGTCGCTGATGGTGCTCATTAGGCTATGGCGTCGTGTCTGCGTCATACGCTCATCCGATACGCTTTCGGCGGCTACCTTCCCTACTGCGGCAGTGGCTTGCAGCACATAGGCGGTAAGCCGTTCTGCTCTGGCCTCATTCACTGGCACCGCTGGCAGACAGTTCAGTTGCGCTAAAAGCCCATCGATCAGCGTGGCATCCTCGGTGATGTCGGTCAGCGTCAGCAGTTCTTCACAGGTCAGCTTGTGGGGTTGATCCGGATTCAGCTTGTTACGCAGGATTTGCTGATTCATCCCCGCCGTGCGTGCCAGCTCCGCCAGGTTGTGACGAAGTGAAAAGGCCCGGCAGGCTTCATCAAAGTGCGTCTGTTTAGTGATCTGGTAATCAAACATGGTTTGTGAACTCCAAAAATCTCAATATCGAACTAATTGAGCGAAATATCACAATCTGCGAGTGCATCAACCGTCATAGCGGCAATGTTGATCATCACCTTTTCACGCTTTTTATCTTTGCGCAGGCGGTGACGAGTTAAGCGGCCATCAGCCAGCATGCCGTTGATGGTGTCGATAGAAAGGCCGGTCAGCTCGCTGTATTTCTCAATCGAGACAGACGGCACGGCCAGGGTGATTGATATTTGAGGTCTCATAATGCAACATTCCCTATTGGCTTGTGGTGAGCCGTTGTGAACTGTGATCAGTCCACTTTTTGTGTACAAGCGAAATTTACGATCACTTTTGGTTTTAGTCAAACCAAAAGTATACATTTGGTGAACTTTATGGATTTTGGGACTGGTGCAAAGGCAGCGATTGAGCGTCTTGTCGAGGCGTATGGTTTTAAGAATCGTCAGGCTCTATGTGACCATCTCGGTGTATCAAAAAGCACTTTAGCTAACAGATACATGCGTGACTCTTTTCCTGCTGATTGGGTCATTCAGGCGGCTTTAGAAACCGGCGTATCTTTACGCTGGCTCGCTACAGGTGAAGGCCCAAAGTTTGATGACGCAAGAAATGACGTGATCGCTATACCAAGGCAAAAGCTGATCGATGGAAAACTCTACGATTCAAACTACTATATGTTTGATAAGGCTTTTCTGTCCGATGGACTGAAAGACCCGGTTGTCATTCTGGATGGAGACATAACCTACATTGCCGATCGCCAGTTTGACGAGGTTGTTGATGGTAAGTGGCTGGTTGAAATTGAAGGCCGAACCAGCATCAGAGATCTGACCCGTATACCAGTAGGGAAAGTGCGCGTTAGCGGGGCTGGGGCGGAGTTTGATTGTGGGCTGGGTGATATTCAAATTATTGCCGAATGCAAAGGTTTTTATAAAGGATTATAAAAAATGACAGTTCTACCTGAAACGCCGCTGCAACTCAGTGCATTAGGTGAAAACATCACCGCTCCTCAGTCTTACCGTTACCTCTAAAGGTGGCCTTGGCCACCTTTCGCCATTTGTTTGCTCTCACAACATCCATACATTGATTACTGTTTTTATACACAGTAAATATGCCACCCTCAGTTTACAGGGGGGTGTATGGCTGTTCGTAAATTGGCATCAGGGAAATGGTTGTGTGAGTGCTACCCATTCGGGCGTGAAGGCAAGCGGGTACGCAAGCAGTTTGCTACCAAAGGTGAGGCGTTAGCATTTGAGCGCTTCACGATGGAAGAGAGTGAAAACAAGCCCTGGCTTGGTGAAAAAGCAGATAACCGCAGCCTGCGGGAGATTATCGATCTGTGGTTTTCTCTTTACGGCCGCACACTGGCCGACCCTAAAAGGATGATGGCGAAACTTGATATCATCTGCACCGGTTTAGGCAACCCCAAAGCCAGAGAACTGAGCGCCGCCGATTTCGCGCATTACCGCGAACTGCGGTTAGCCGGGCAGATGACTGACGCAAGCGGCATCCCTCTGTCTGTCGTCAAACCGCGCACAGTCAATCTGGAACAGCGCAACTTATCCGCCGTATTTGGCACACTGAAAAAACTGGGCCACTGGGACGCACCCAACCCGTTATCCGGCTTGCCAACATTCAAGATAGCGCAACAGGAACTGGCGTTTCTGGCTCCCAATGAGATAAAGCGCGTACTGGATGCGTGCGCCGAATCTGCTAACCCTCATCTGTTGCTAGTTACCAAAATATGTCTGGCAACGGGCGCGCGCTGGAGCGAAGCGGAAGGGCTATCAGGCCAGCAAGTCACGCCTTATCGCATCACCTACACCCGCACCAAGGGCAAGAAAAACCGAACCGTTCCCATCAGCCGTGAACTGTATGATGAGATCCCACGTAAAAGCGGCAAGCTGTTTTCTCCCTGCCGAAAAACCTTTGAGCGCGCCATTAACCGGACGGGAATTCAGCTTCCTGACGGGCAATGTACCCACGTACTGCGCCACACTTTCGCCAGCCATTTCATGATGAACGGCGGCAATATACTGGTGCTGCGTGATATCCTCGGCCATGCTGACATCAAAATGACCATGATCTACGCCCACTTTGCGCCCGACCATCTGGAAGACGCCATCACTAAAAACCCACTCAACGGCCTGAACTGGTCGCCAAAAAATGGCGGCAAGTTGGCGGCAGCGAATGGCAATCAAGCCTTTTCCTCACCACTCATCACAAAATAACATTTTGTTTTTATTGTAATTTGTTGTTTTTACTACCTACCAGAAGGAATGTAGGAATTTCGGACGGGGGTTCAACTCCCCCCAGCTCCACCACTTACATATCCGGATACGTCCGAGAAAGTCCTTAAAGCCCGCATCCCACCTAGGTTTGCGGGCTTTTTTGTTTCCATCATTATCCGACGATATCCGGCTAAATCCGCTGATGATTGGTATACGAATTGGTATACGGTACGATATATACCAAAAAGCGTATACCAATCATTAAGGATATCTCCCAATGGCACGGACAACTCGCCCCCTTACCCACATCGAAGTGCAAAAAGCCAAAGCGGCAGATAAAGACCTAACGCTGCATGACGGCAACGGGCTATTTCTCTTAGTCAAAACCACCGGGAAAAAACTGTGGCGGTTCCGTTACCAGAAACCAACCACAGGCCAACGTACCATGATTGGGTTTGGTGCTTACCCGGCATTGTCATTAGCCGATGTCCGCGCCATGAGAGACGAAAAACTGTCGTTGTTAGCCAAGGGAATAGATCCACAGGAAAAGGTGGCTAAGGAAGTCGAAGAAGCGCAAATCGCCGTAGAAAGCCTTTTCATCAATGTGGCGCGTAGCTGGTTCACGCTGAAACAGGCTACAGTCAGCACCGACCACGCCAAAGACATTTGGCGATCACTGGAAAAAGACGTGCTCCCGGCGATTGAAAATATCCCCGTGCAGCAAATCAAAGCCCGCACACTGATACAAGCGCTGGAGCCGATTAAAGCCCGTGGCGCACTGGAAACCGTCAGGCGGTTAGTACAACGCATCAACGAAATCATGGTTTACGCGGTTAACACCGGGCTGATTGACGCTAACCCCGCCTCTGGTATTGGTATGGCCTTCGAGCGCCCTAAAAAACAGCATATGCCGACCATCCGGCCAGAAGAGCTACCCGCGCTGATGCGCACCATTGCGATGTCTAATCTCTCCATTCCTACCCGCTGCTTGCTGGAATGGCAATTACTGACACTTATCCGCCCGGCTGAAGCCTCCGCCACAGCATGGGCTGAGATCGATATCGAGAAAAAGACGTGGAGCATCCCGGCTGAAAGAATGAAAGCCAAACGCGATCATATTGTGCCGCTCAGCGAACAGGCGCTGGAACTGCTCGACATCATGCGCCCTATCAGCGGCAACCGGGATTATGTTTTCCCCAGCCGTAACGATCCTAAAAAGCCGATGAACAGCCAGACCGCCAACGCAGCACTAAAACGCATCGGCTACGGTGGAAAACTGGTTGCTCATGGTTTACGCTCAATAGCCAGCACCGCCATGAATGAAGCCGGTTTTAATCCTGATGTGATTGAATCGGCGTTAGCGCATTGTGATAAGAATGAGGTTAGACGGGCTTATAATCGCTCTACCTACCTTGAACAGAGGAAAGAGTTGATGGATTGGTGGGGTTTAGGTGTGCATAAATAGAAGGGCTGAGCATATATCGCTCAGCCTTTTTACATTAATGGGCCATTATCTCTTTTAAATACCGTATAATAGGAACTTTATTTATATCTTGATGGGCAATGTTTGGTTTTAGTACATTTTTCCAATACAAGTTCGCATTAAATGGTTTACTTCTATCACCAAAATCAGCAAACCGTAGTATTTCTGGAATATCTACATTTTGATGTGCTGGTTCAAATGTTACATTATGAACTCGAAGTAACCCTATATTTCCATTCGTTACATCATAATCAGACCTATATTGATCAGAGATTGTTTTCTGTATTCCAGAATCAAAACTAGGATTACCAGCCTGATCATATTCAACTATTTTCGCTTTATCTGTATCACAAATGACATGATATTTTATATTAAAACGTGAAAATATTTTCTGATAGAATGGGATATTATTAACAGTGCCACAGTTTAATACAAATATAGTTTTTTTTGGCGGAAACTCTTGAAAGAAAGCTCTAGATATTATCTCTTCAGTTGGACCCTCAATCAAAAGAACTTCATCAGCATAAAAAGATTCGCATATATATGGATTAAATCTTAAAACTTCATACATTTCTTGCTTGAGTTCGTCATTTGTAGCTATGCCCTTTGCTTCCTTCAAAAACTGGTCATTAATTTGATATGATTTAGTGCCGTTAGAGTTTTTTACCAATCGTATTATTGATGATTTCGGTTTAGAAAGATCTATCATCGAAGATGAGTGCGATGCACAAAGCACCTGATAAGGAAGATCTTCAACACTCACCTGATATATTAGTTCACGCAGTTCTTTGATCATCCTAGGGTACAGAAACAACTCAGGTTCCTCAAATAGAACCATGTAATCTTTACGACCTTGCCTTCTTTCGAACCGTTCAGCTACATCTCTCATTAACAGCAATGTAAATATTGCTGTTCTGATTGCCCCATGTCCTACACTGCTATATGAGGAAGGAATGCTTCCATCATATTCTCCATCACTATTTCTCTTCATGAACTCAATTTCAAAATCTCTTCCAAGCTTATTTTCCGTCCAAACAACCCTATCTTTCTGGTCTTTAAAACATATCGTCGTATCAAAAAATATCTTATTAAAATATCCATTCACTGAATTTTGATAGGTTTCAATCAGGTCAGAATCATACATTTTATCTTGCAGTTCTTTTATTTTATCTTGGGCTACTTTCAATTCCTCAAGCTCGGATTTTTTAAGTGTACTTTCAGCCATCATCTTTAGAATTTCATTCAGTATTTTTTTCGCTTCTTCTTCTGTTGGCATTGCTTTTATAAAAACAGGTTTTGGTAAGCATGATTGAAATACTTGATGCAAACCAATCGTTGCATATCCAACTTCATCATACTCACCACCTTCACCTTTACTATAATCAAAGGTATAGTTTTTATCTTCTATTTTAGCTCCATTTTTACTCCATACCTTCTTAATTCTTATATAATCATTATTTAAATATCTTTTATAACTCTCTTTTTGTTTTGGTGCTTTATCTTCTATTCTTTCTTTATCTAAGTCGTCTAGTTTAACCTCTAACTCAAACTCAATGGAGTTTTTATCATCTCGTCTAAAGAAATCATCAATTATAGGTTTTTCATTACTATAAAAAAATAGATATGCCTTTAAAAAAGTTGACTTTCCGACATTATTTGCCCCATAAACAAAGAGAGTATTGGTATCTTTAAATATTATTTTGTTATTATCAATGCCACCTGAAATAGCTCTAAAGTTGTTTACACCAAAAAAAGATATTTTCATATTTTTCCTCATTGAGCTAACTAATGTGTAGTCTAATAACTATATATATCCTAAATAATTCGAGTTGCAAGAAGGTAGCAAGTGAAGGTGATCACGACGAGCTTAATCAGGTAAATGATTCGGGTGACTGAACGTAGCCAACGTACATGCAACTTGAAGTATGATGAGTATATAACGTTTTTATTAATATCCGATGAAAATCATAAAATATCATTTATACTAATTTACCTATAGTTCATTTGAATATAAAAATGATACCAGTCACAGCCATACACTGAAAAACTCCCCGCGCGCAATTGTGCCCCCGCCACGCCTACCCACTTTATGTAGCAGTTTTCATGCAGTTGCATGAAGTCGCTCAGGCCGTGCCAATACTGGCGCGACAGGGCTAATTGAGAGGTAAGTTTCACATGCAAATTCATGCACTGTATACATGCACGATCAAAAAAGCGCTAGCCAGAGGAAAAGCCTCAAAAAAAAGCCCGCACGATGGCGGGCGATCGGATTTGCCACGGGGGGAAAATCTGCATGTGGCAACGAAGGTGAATCAAGCCCCAGCACGGACAAGACTGGCTCGTTATCCATTTCAAAGCGATAATTATTCGACTTGGCTATCAGGCAGTTGACCACCTGTTCCATGACCACTTTATCGGGTTTTTGATAGGAAAGTCCTTCGGTAAATTCAGACGTGGTGATACCCAGCATGTGCTGCTTTAACTTGATGGCCCGAATCAGCGCTGTACTGATACGGTCTAACGCCTGGCTTAATTCCCACTCGGCGTAATCACGCAGCGCGCTGGCATGTGCATTACAGCACGCTTTGGCCGATGCATGGCACGTTGCCTGCTGCCGGAGCTGGTCGATTTCCAACTGCGCCAGCAACCCATCATACTCGTGCGCCAGTTCGCGCTGTGCCAGACGCTGTAACTGCAGGGCTTTCAGTTCCTCCGTCATTTCCCCACGCGCTTTGAGAAAACGGGCGCGCCATTCGGTATCAGAAAGCTGATTTTCTGCTTCGGTAGCGGTCTGCTGCGCTTTGGCTCGCCTCATCGCCGTCATGATGTTATCCAGTTCACTGGCGTTAGCGAGGTGAGCTTCTCGCGCCTTCAGATAGTTGTCAGCCATTTTTTTCAAAACATCTGGGATATCACTTTGTGGCGTTGTCTGGCTCATAGTCGTTCTCCGTATGGGTTATCATCTGGCAGCTATGGTGCAATTCACCACACAACGCCGCTATCTGGGCCGATTGTGCCCATTCCCACACAAGAGCGTGTTTATGACAGGTTGCCTCCCTCTATCAACCGCCACACTTTTATAAAACTGTTCACTACTCTTCACCTGAGAGAAAAAACAGATAAATCAATAGATAAAGGGATGAAGAGTGGATATAACACTCATCACCCGGTGTTCATACTGTCCACCTGAATTGTTGGCGCTTTTTTCTGGCGAGCGGTTTTCAGATGTTTTTTACTATCAATTCAGGCCATATAAATAGCCACCAATAATTTGATTTTTATCGAATGTGTAAAATTGACTTATATTGGCAAATATTGGGCAACGTTGAGAATTGACGGTAGTTCCCGACCGCTTTTTGTCCATCAATCTCCTTTTTTCCCCTTGTTGCCACCACTGCAAATATTCACATAATAGCGAGCTACCAGATAAATCCAGCGCCATCCGGCCAGAGCCGGGCGGACATTAACGAGGTAGCGCCCAATGTTGTCAGCCACACCCCAAGCCCCCCTTCCCGCAGTGCCTCCGATGCCACAGGCTCCAGCCAGAGAGCGCTTAATGCGCCTGCCGGAAGTGCTGCACGTCACCGGTATTTCCCGCTCGACGCTGTACGAACTGAGCAGCCGCAATGCATTTCCCGCCCGTGTTCCTTTGGGTGGGAAGAACGTTGCATGGGTTGAGTCCGAAATTCATCATTGGGTGGCTGAACGTATCGCCGCCCGTCAACAGGAGAATCACGCATGATCACCTTAGCTATCGCCGGTCAGTCGACCACACTCGATGAACGGGAAACCCTCAGCCTGTGCGATCAACTGCTGGCCGCAGCCTCTGATTCACCCCGGCATTACTGCACATCCCGTGCCGGTGATGCGCTGACCAACTGCTGAGGCTGCTATGAGCGTGCAATTTATCCCTTTCCCCGGCTTGCCTGCCGGGGCTTTTTGGCGCTATAGTTCCGTCGCTGTCGCAAAATCGATAGCCGGGATTGGCGTCCTGAACAACTCAACGGCGACACCAGACGCGCCATGCGTCTTTTTTTACGTCGCAGCCTTAGCACACCTGCACAATGTGCGGCACACTTTATGCCGCCACTGCATCCAAATTATGGTGGCTCAGGCGGGGCAGCCTTCGGGCTGGCCGGTGTTCGTTGAGGCCGGTTACGCCAACCCCGTCTGGGCTACCACCCTTGAAATTGGCGTTTCTGGTGGTAGCAGTTTTAGCTACTCAACGGAGACTGCCACATGGCTACGACCCCAACCCCGTCACACCCGCAATTTACCTTTCTGTTTCTGGCCGTGCGCCGCGCGGAATTACGCGCCTTACCGCACCGTGAAGCGGTTATCGCCCCGGATGAAATCAGCGCCCGCCGTTTGCTGGCACGTGACTACGTGTTGTCGTTTGCTGGCCGCCTGCCGCTGCGGGGTGCCCGCCATGTTTGATGTCACGCCCCTGACCGCGGAAGAAATTACCGACCAGTGCCGCGCCCTGACCTATGCCGTGATTGAGCTGGATAACCCGATGGCAAAAGAAGTGCTGCTGTTTGTGCTGGCAGAACGCTTAGAAGTGCTCTCGGCCACGCTGGATATGCCCGATGCTATCGATAACCTGAACGACCCCGGCCAGACCGACTCCACACTGCACTGAAGGGCAACACATGGCACAACCTACCGTGACACAGGCCGTGAAACGCGCCAGCGGCCACTGGCCGCAACTCCTCCCCCTGCTGGGGATTTCCGTTGACGCAGCCGGGCGGCATAGCGCCTGCCCGGTATGCGGTGGCAAGGACCGCTTCCGCTTCGATAACAAAGAGGAGCGCGGCACATGGTTCTGTAACCAGTGTGGCGCGGGTGACGGACTGAATCTGGTTGAGAAAGCCCTGAACCTGACGCCAACCGACGCCGCCCTGAAAGTGAGCGCGTTGCTGGGTACGCTGCCGGATAGCCCGGCAGCATCAACTTCCGACGACGATGATAACGACGCTGCCCGGCAACGGGCGGCGGTTCAGGCACAGGCCAAAATCAAAGAAACGGTTACACAGTCCGGTAATGCCTACCTGAGCGCCAAAGGCTGGCCAGACGTGGAGGTACTCACTCTACAGGGCAAACCGCTGCGCATGGGCGGCATAGTCTATCAGTCCGGTGATGTACTGGTACCACTGACTACGCACGATGGCGAGGTGGTGAACATCCAGTTGATTAATGCACAGGGAGACAAACGCACGCTAAAAGGCGGACAGGTTAAAGGCACGTTTTACTGTTTCAGTGGCAAACACACCACCGTTATCTGGCTGGCTGAGGGCTATGCCACTGGGTTAACGCTGTACCAGCTAACCGGTGATACCGTGTATGTCGCGCTCAGCGCTAACAATCTGTCATCCCTTGCCCGTGAACTGAAAACACGCCACCCGGCGGCGACCTTGCTGATCGCCGCTGACCGGGATGAGAACGGCACCGGCCAGTCCAAAGCCGGTCAGGCCGCTTCTGCTGTACATGGACGTGTCGCTCTGCCGCCGATATTTGGTGACTGGAACGATGTGTACCGCCGTGAAGGCGCAGACGTCACCCGGCACTACCTGACTGAGTTTATCCAGCCGGAAAAGGCCAGCCCGTTTGAGTCGCTGGGCGAGGCCGAATTCAAGGCCATGAGCGCCAGTGAGAAAGCGGAGAAGATACGCGACCATTACCGCAACACGCTGGCTATTGATGCTTTTGGGGAAACCTTCTTCCAGTATCAAAACGGTGCATGGAAAGCCTTACCCTACCGCTTGTTAAGCCGGGATATCGCCGTGCTGTTTCAGAAGATACAGGCTCCCTTTACCGCGTCCAGCATTGGCAGCGTGTTAGACACCCTGAAACTGATTATCCCCATGCAGGCCAAGCCCCAGCGCCGGTTAATCGGCTTTCGTAACGGCGTGTTTGATACTGTCAGCGGGGAGTTTAAGCCGCACCGCCGGGAGAACGGGTTGCATACCGTTAATGACGTGGACTACACGCCGCTTAAGGCAGGAGAAAACCTTGCCGACAATGCTCCGCACTTCTGGCGCTGGCTGACCCGTGCGGCAGGACACAACGAAGATAAACAGGCACGTATTCTGGCCGCGCTGTTTATGGTGCTGGCAAACTGCTATGACTGGCAACTGTTCCTTGAAGTCACCGGCCCCGGCGGCAGCGGGAAAAGTATTCTGGCCGAGATTGCTACTATGCTGTCCGGCGAGGACAACACCACGGCGGCGACCATCAACACCATTGAATCTTCCCGTGAGCGCGCGTCACTGATTGGTTTCTCATTCATCGTACTGCCTGATCAAGAGAAATGGAGCGGTGACGGTGCCGGTATCAAGGCCATTACCGGCGGCGATGCGGTGATGGTTGACCCGAAATACCGTGACGCCTATTCCACCCGAATTCCGGCGGTGATTCTGGCCGTCAACAACACCCCGATGCGCTTTAGCGACCGCAGCGGCGGCGTGTCTCGTCGCCGGGTGATTATTCATTTCAGCGAGCCCATTCCGGCCAGCGAACGCGACCCTAAGCTGAAAGAGAAAATTCGGGCAGAATTGGCCGTAATTGTGCGTCACCTGATGAAGCGCTTTGCCGACCCCAACAACGCCCGGACATTGCTACAGGCACAACAACATTCCGCCGAAGCGCTGGAAATCAAACGTCAGGCCGATCCATTGGTTGATTTTTGCGGCTACCTGCAGGCACACAGTGGCACCACCGGGCTGTATATGGGAAACGCCAACATCACGCCCCGTAATCCCCGTAAATACCTGTACCACGCCTATCTGTCATTTATGGAGTCGCACGGCCATCAAAAGCCCATAAGCCTGACGGCTTTTGGCAAAGTGCTACCTAACATCATGTCGGAATACGGTCTGGTCTACCTCAAAGGCAGAACCAAGCAGGGCATACAAACCAACCTTGAACTGAAAGGCGAGTCAGACGCCGACTGGCTGCCCAAATGTGACAGGGCCTGATACCTCATCAACAGTGGCAAACCTGCTTCGGCCGGTTTTGCCACAAATCCTTTTTCACAAAACATTTAGAATATAATTAATTTACATTTTTATAAGTAAAAATTATCTCATGATTGATATATTAGTTGAATATTAAATATTATTGAAATAATCACAAATTAATTTAAAGAACATTCCTTAACAAATTATTGCCCAAATTATTAACCAATGATATTTTCTCTCATAACAATGACAATATGGAGAATACTATGCCATCACTAGGCGTTGCTGAGTTTTCATCAATTGCTGTTAATACCTCACCCCAAACAAAGATCAACAAAATAAAATCCATAGCAAACAGGCCAGAATATCATCCAGGCAAGGATTTTTATAAGAAAATAAGAGATGCAATAAAAAGATTAATAGTGAAAAAAGGGCATATATCAGAGCTCTATGATTTATGCAGAAAAGAAAAAAATTCCTCAAAAAAGATATACTTTGAAAAAATAGTTAACGTATTCAATGAGTGGCAATCAGGAAAAAACATTACCGGATTCCCCGCTCCCAAAAGATACTATCACTATGCAAAAACAGATATATCATGCAACCCTGAATTAAATGTAAACTTTCAAGGGAGGTCAAAGTTAGTAAAATTACATTTTAGCAATAGTGAGAAAATGACTCAAGAGAGAGCTAATTTCATTTGTTTTTTAATGGAAAGAGCAATTGGCGATCAAGGTTTTGAATACTCAGTGCTTGATCTTACGTCAGGGAAAGAATTCTTCTTTTCAGGAAATAAAGAGAAGCAAGAGATTAGAGTTAATAAAGAAATACAGTTCATTGAAGCCCACTGGGAGGATTGA